ATAAAGGGTACACAGATTTTTAGAAACGGAGGAAAAAAATAGATGACTAAATTATGTCCAAGAGGTAAAGCTGCAGCGAAAAGAAAATTCAAGGTATATCCGTCAGCATACGCTAATGCATATGCGAGTAAAATTTGTGCAGGTAAAATTAAAGATCCATCTGGTGTAAAGAGAAAAGATTTTAGAGGACCAAAACCAGCAGGTGCCAAAAAAGGTGCAATGATGATTATCATTGGTATTGGTAAAAAGAAAAAAGCTGATAAAAAAATGGGTGGTGGTTTAGCTGCTGCTACAGAAAAATTAAAAGCTAAGGGTTTAAACAAAGGCGGTGGTGCAGATTACATGAACACTGTTAAAGCTAGAAAAAGAGGAAACCCTGGAATGACTGAACCAAAACCAAAATCTTTAAAAGAAAAAAATAAATTATCTGGCGGAGGAATGGCTAGAGGTGGTGGAGCTGCAATCAGAGGAAATAAATTCCAAGGAATTTTCTAATGTATAAAAGAGGAACTTGCTGGGAAGGTTATGTCCAGGCAGGAATGAAAAAAAAAGGGAATAAGATGGTTCCCAATTGTGTCCCTGCAGGTTCAAAAAAAATGAAAGAGGGTGGACTAACAAAATGGTTCAAACAAAAATGGGTGGATATAGGAGCAAAAAAACCTGGAGGAGGATTTAAGGAATGTGGAAGAAAATCTGCCAGTGGATCAAAAAGAAAGTATCCAAAATGCGTCCCTGCTGCCAAAGCAGCGAGTATGACAGAATCCCAGAGACGGAGTGCCGTTGCAAGGAAAAGAGCAGCCGGTAATACAGGACCTAAACCAACAAATGTAAGAACATAATGTGGAAGTGGATTAAAAAATTATTTACACCAAAAAGGATTCTACCTACAATTGATAAAGTTGCACCTAAATTGACAAAGGGTGATTTAAAAAAGTTAGTTAGGCAAGGTAAATTACAAGAAAAAGATATTTACGAAAGACACTAATTAAATTACAAAGCATCATGGAAATTCATGATGAATTCTTAGATAAAAAACTTTTCGAATCTATAAAACAATATTTATACAGCCCAGATTTTTCTTGGTATTATAATGAATTTGACACTCCAGAAAATGAAAAGTCTGATGGTTTTTTTACACACAATTTTATTAACGATGGAATAGTTGGTGATCAAAATTATTTTACTGCCATAGGTCCTATTTTTCAAAAATTAAATTGTAGATTCCCGTTACAGGCAAGAGCAAATTTAAATACTAGAAATGGTAAAATGGAATCTAACTTTCATGTAGATCAACCCAATACTAAAAATTTACATTATAAAATAGCATTATTATATTTTACAACTTGCAATGCACAAACATTAATTAAGACTCCAGATGGTCTTAAAAAGGTTGATTCTAAAGAAAACAGAGCTGTAGTTTTTAATGGTAACTTACTACACAGAACAATATATCAAACAGATAGTAAGATAAGAATTATATTAAACTTGAACTACATAGAGAATTAAAATATAAAACTTGCATGACAATAAGAGGGGACAGCACTGAATACGAATTTTTAAAAAAATGGTGTGAGACACTTCCTTTCTTTGAAAAACCAAAATCAGTTACAACTTGTGAAATAGGAGTTAGAGAGGGATTAGGCTCAAAATTAATTATGATGGGCATAAGAGAAAGAATAGGCAGAGTTCCTTATGAGCATATAGGTATCGATCCTTATAATAATTTACATTATCAACATTACGATGATAAAAAACCAGAAACTGCAGATTACACAGAAGAAATGAGAGCACAAATGTTAAAAGATCTTGCAGATGAAAAAAGTTTTAATTTTTACCACTGCACTGACATTCAGTTTATGAAACTATTTAATTCTGTAGATAAAACATTTGATTTGGTTCACTTTGATGGGCCACATATGACTGTAGATGTTTTAAGAGAAGCAGTTTGGTTTGCTGATAGATCTAGAAGAGGCACAAGATTTGTTTTTGATGATATCAGATTTTTTGACATGGCTACTGTAGAAAAATGTCTTGAATATTATAATTTTAAACAAATAGATTCAGGAAGGGATAAAAGATGTCTTCAGAAATTTTAAATGTAGATACAATATCTATCATACAAAAACATATACAAAAAAAATTATCTTCACTCAAAGACCACGCTATATATGGTGTTGACACCATGGAGAAACTACAATATGTTAGGGGTCAAATCAGGTCTCTTGAAGACCTGCAACAGGATCTTAAAGACCTGCTGAACACAACGGAGTATGAAGATGAACAAGTCCACGGAGACACCGAAACGGACTGAAGCACTACTTGATGCCTATAAGGCAAAAGAAGAAGTCGAAACAGTCCTCGATCCTAATGCGATCGAAAAATCAACATTAGATAAATTACCTACACCTACTGGTTATAGAATATTGGTATTGCCATATGCAGGACCAAAAAAAACTAAAGGTGGAATAATTTTATCTGACACAACGCAAGAAACCATACAGATGACTACGGTATGTGGTCTTGTGCTAAAAATGGGAGATCTTTGTTATCACGACAAAGATAAATTTCCAAAAGGGCCTTGGTGCAAACTAAATGATTGGGTAATTTTTAGTAGGTACGCAGGTTCACGATTCAAGATTGATGGAGGTGAAGTAAGAGTTTTAAATGACGATGAAGTCATTTCAACGATAGCTGATCCAAATGATATCTTGCACCATTACTAAGGAGGACAAAAAATGGCTGACGAAAACAAAAACCCAGAAGTTGAATTAGATACTGATGGCGTAAAAGAAGAAACAATCCAGATAGAAACACCTGAAAATACGGGATCTGCTTTTGAAAAAAAAGAAGAAGTTGATTTAGGTTACACAGATGTATCTGGCACTGAACAAAAAACACCTGAAGATAAAACATATGAAAACGAACGAGAAACAATCTTAGAAGAAAAAGAAAAACCGGTAAAAGAAACTAAGAAAGAAGATTACAATCTTGAGGATTATTCCGAAAAGGTTCAAAAGAGAATCAAGAAACTTACTTTTCAAGTTAAAGAAGCTGAACGAAGAGAAAAAGCTGCACTTGAATATGCTAAGGGAATAAAAACTAAATATGACACTGCTCAAGCTGACTTTGATGCAAAAGATACAAACTATCTTAAGCAATACGATGCAAGAGTAGACGCTGAAAGAGATAAAGCGAAAGCTGCTCTGAAGGCTGCATATGATAGTCAAGATACTGAAGCAATTATGGAAGCACAAGATCAGCTTACAAAATTATCAGTAGAAAAAGAAAAAGTTTCTATGTCTCTTCAAGAAAAAGAGTCAAAGAAAAAAGAAGATGAGTCAGCTCCAGCTGAAAATGCTGATAGCCAACCACAGGCTAAAATTAGCCCCAAAGCTCAACAATGGGCTGAGGATAATGAATGGTTTGGCTCTGATAGAGTCATGACATCTGCTGCAATGGGAATACATGAAGAACTTCTGCAGGAGGGTATTGATTCCGAGTCTGATGAATATTATAATCAAATCAACAAACGTATGAAGGAATATTTTCCTCAGAAATTTGCTCGTTCTACAACTGAAGTAGAAACAAAAGCGACACCCGTCCAAAATGTTGCTTCTGTTAGTCGTAGATCTGGAGGACGCAAGTCTGTGAAACTCACCAAATCGCAGGTAGTTATCGCTAAGAAATTAGGGGTGCCACTAGAGGAATACGCAAAATACGTGAAAGAAGGAGTATAACATGGAAAAAGTAAAATCTTCACGCCTGTCCAATACGAGAGAAAAACAAACTCGTAAAAAAGATTGGACACCACCATCCAGTTTGGATGCACCAGCTGCTCCGCAGGGATATGTCCATAGATGGATTAGAACTGCAGTTGCAGGTTTTGAAGATGCAGGTAATGTATCTAAGAAACTAAGAGAGGGTTGGGAATTTGTGAAAGCTGAATCACTTTTGAGTGAAATAGGCGAACATGATTATCCAATCATCACTGAAGGCAAACATGCTGGTCTTGTCGGAATTGGAGGCCTTGTGTTGGCAAGGATACCAGAAGAGATTTTGAAAAGTCGTGCTGAGTATTTTAGAAAAATAACTCAAGATAGAACAGACGCAATTGATCGAGATCTTATGAAGGAACAACACCCGGACATGCCAATCAATATTGATAGGCAGTCTAGAGTTACCTTTGGTGGTAGTCGTAAAAAATAATTTTTTTGCATTACCTACCCGAGATAGCTTGGATATATAAACATAAGGAGAAAAAACAACTATGGCAAACGTAAGTGAAAAGTTCGGTCTAAGACCGTACAGAAAACTAGACGGAACACCATTAGTAGGAGCTCAAAACAGATACACGATTGCGAGTGGCTATGCGACTGCAATTTATCAAGGTGATTTAGTGGAACCACTAACATCTGGTAATATTCAGAAACATGGTGCTAACACATCAGACGCTGTTGTGGGTGTTTTCAACGGATGTTTTTACACAGATCCAACTACTCAAAAGCCTACATATAGTAATTACTATCCAGGTTCAATCGCTGCGAGTGACATCACTGCATTCATCATCGATGACCCTGACGCTGTATTTTTAATAGATGCAGATGAGGCTTTCACTAGAGCTGATTTGTTTAGAAATTATTCCGTAACAAACACTACTGGTGTTACACAAACAGGAATATCAAAAGTACAACTAGATGTTAGTGCATCTGGTACTGCTCAAACTTTCGTCATTCAGGCGATTGACATTTCGCAGGACCCAGACAATTCTGATACTAGTACAAGTAACGCAAATGTTCTTGTTAGAATCAACAATCACTTCTATAGAAGTGGTACAGGCCTATAATAGAGGAGAATAACTATGGCAATATCACGATCACAACTAGTCAAAGAACTAGAGCCAGGTTTGAATGCTTTATTCGGCCTGGAATACAGTAGATATGAAAATCAACACGCAGAGATTTTCGCTACTGAAACATCTGACAGAGCTTTTGAAGAAGAAGTAATGTTAAGCGGTTTTGCTTCTGCACCTGTAAAACAAGAAGGTGCTGGAGTAGTGTTTGATCAAGCAGGTGAATCTTTCACAGCTAGATACAATCACGAAACAATTGCATTAGCATTTTCGATCACTGAAGAAGCAATCGAGGATAACCTATACGATAGACTTGCTGGAAGATACACAAGAGCTTTAGCAAGATCTATGGCAAATACGAAGCAAGTTAAAGCTGCAAACGTATTGAACAATGCACAAGTTACAACTGTAACAGGTGGTGATGGCGAATCTTTAATCGGAAACGCTCACCCACTAGCTACAGGCGGAACTTTTTCAAATGTTCTTGCAACGGCTGCAGACCTTAACGAAACTTCATTAGAGCAGTCATTAATTGACATTGCTGGATTTGTCGATGAGAGAGGCTTAAAAATTGCTGCTCAAGGTAGAAAAATGATAATTCCAAAAGAATTACAATTTACTGCTGAGAGAATCATGAAGTCTCCAATGAGAGTCGGCACTGCAGATAATGACATTAATGCGATCAATAACATGGGTATGGTACCTGAAGGTTACAGAGTTAATAACTTTTTAACTGACACAGACTCATACTTCTTGTTAACAGATGTGCCTAACGGATTTAAAATGTTCGTTAGATCACCGATCAAAACTGCAATGGAAGGTGACTTCGATACAGGTAACATGAGATTTAAAGCTAGAGAAAGATACTCTTTTGGATTCTCTGATCCAAGATGTGTATTTGGTAACGGAAACTTACCAACTAGTTAATAGTCTTTAAAAGTCTATATTAAAGGGCGGTGCATTTGCATCGCCCTTTTTTTTATGTTATCAGATCAAATGAATTTTATTCATCTGTCTGAGTCTGCTCTTTCCAAAAAAAGGTGTGAAGAATTAATCTGGTTTTTTGAGTCTAATATTAATAGAGCAAAGCCAGGAAAAGCTGGTGTAAACGATTTACCTAATTTAGAATTAATTATAGCGATGAATATGACTGACGCTTTAACTGAGCCAGTTCAAAATTTTATTAAAGAATATCCATTATTTGATACCAGTCTAGCTAAATGGAATTTAGATCCTTGTATACATATATGCAAATTTGAACCTGGAAAATCATATGAAAAAATACATTGTGAAAATGATGGTTCAAAAGAAAATCAAAATAGAGCTTTTGCTTGGATGATTTATTTGAATGACATCAAAAAGGGTGGTGAAACTGAATTTATTTATCAAAAATTTAAGACAACACCAAAAGCAGGTAATCTATATATTTGGCCATCAGGACCCACACACATGCACAGGGGTGTAGTAGCTCCAGATGAATTTAAATATTTCCTTACTGGATGGTTTAATTTCCAAAACAATTAGTATATAATATTTGTACCTAGATAAATTTATTTTGTAGACTGGCTAGGCAGACGGTATAGAGACTACAAGATTAACGCTATATAAAAGGAGAATAAAATGGCTACAACTACTTTTTCGGGACCAATAAAAGCGGGAACGATTAGAAATACAACTGGTACAACTTTAGGAAGCAATGTTGCCAATGTTGGTTCAGTGGTTATGACACAATCGTCAGACACTGCATTAACTCACGCAACAACGACAGCGACTGCTTTAGGAATTATCATTCCTGCAAATAGTCAAATTTTAAATATTAATATTGTAGTGGAATCGTTATTTACGAATTCAAACACAACTACGATTGCTGTTGGAAATGCTACAGGTACTCCAACAAATCTTGGAGCAGCCCACAATGTTTCAGCTACAGCAGTAGGACCACTAAAAATGTTACAAGCTTCAGCAGGAGCTTGGGATAATATTGGTACATCTGATATTGAGCTTTTTGGTATTGTTGTTGCAAACTCTGCTAGTGCAGGGAAAGCAAGAATTGTTGTTGAATATACACAAAACAATAATCTAACTGCTTTATAATAATTAACTAGTGGCTCCTTCGGGAGCCACAATATAAGGAGAATAACATGTCTTTTAAAAGTGACATACAAGCGACTAGATCTGCTGCAGCAGCAGGTACAGATGCTATTATTGCTCAACCTATTAGATTGAGAGGAATAATTATTGCTTCAAGTGGCGGTGGTGCAGGTGTTTTGGAACTTACAACAACTTCAAACTCAGGAACAACTTTGTTTCAAGCAGATGTTCCAAGTGGTGATGTAATTAATATTAATTTTCCTGAAGATGGAATTTTATTTCCTGCAGGAATTTTTTGCAAAACTAAAACTCATGTTACTGCTTATACTTTATTAACTGATAAGTATTCAGGACCTAACATGACAGGTCAAAACGGATAATTAATATTACTCGTACTTGAAATGTATAAAAAGTTAGAAGCGTTTAAAAGAGGTGGCGATGTAATGCCATCTCGAAATAAAAAAAATTTCAGACCAACAAAAAAAGGTGCTGGTATGACAGCTGCAGGGGTAGCTGCTTATAGACGTGCTAATCCAGGATCAAAACTTAAAACAGCAGTAACAGGTAAAGTTAAACCTGGGTCAAAAGACGCCAAGAGGCGTAAATCATTTTGTGCTAGAAGTGCAGGACAAATGAAAAAATTTCCCAAAGCAGCTAAAGATCCTAATTCAAGATTAAGACAAGCACGAAGAAGATGGAAATGTTAATTAATTTTCTTAAAAGATTACTTGGCTTAGAAAGTCTAGAAAAAAGAATTAGATTCTTAGAAAGAAAAAATTATTGGAGGGAAAGATATATAAAAGATGTCAAATGATTTTCAAAACTGCCCTACTCCAAAATACTGTAGATAAAATTTTATCGATCACAGATAATTTAGATAAAGATAAATATCAAGAAAAAGACTATCCAGTAGCAACAATAAATGGTTATCAAACAAAAAATATAATATCCTTGTTCCCAAAAGAACTAATTGATGAAATATTATTTTTTAATGATTTTAATAAAAAATTATTTCATCTTCATTATATAGATTATAATAAGGGTGGTTCCCAAAAGATACATAATCATGAGACCACAGAAGAACATTCGTTTATTTTATATCTAAATACATGTGACGGAGACACTTGTTTTGGTGAGCCATTAAATATATTCTCTCTC